CCATGTACGGCATCTTTGCCGACTCCGCCAACAAAATGGGCAAGGCGCAGTGGGTGCAAATGCTCACAGGCCAGACCGCGCTGGCGGTGCAGATGTTTAAAACCACCGGGCAGGAAATGTCAGGTGCGTTCACCGCCGTAGGTGCCAACGCCCAGGCGGCAGGTATTAGTCTGGCAGAGCAGATGGCGGTGCTGGGTACGCTGCAGGCGACCATGAGCGGCAGTGAAGCCGGTACAAAGTACAAGGCATTTCTGGCCGGTGTCGGCAATGCGCAGAAAGCGCTGGGCCTGCAATTTACGGACAGCAGCGGGCGAATGCTGCCAATGCTGAATATTCTGGACAAACTGAAGGGCAAATTCGGGGAGTCATTAAGCGTTGCAGAATCTGACACACTGAAAAAAGCCTTCGGCAGTGACGAGGCTGTCAGCCTGGTTAAGTTGCTGATGAATCAGACCGACGGACTAAACGCCAGTATTACGAAACTGGGCCGCAATACGGGTATGGATAATGCCAGGGATATGGCAAAAGCCATGGTAGACCCGTGGGATCAATTTCAGGCAGTAACGGAAGGCGTGCGCATTGCATTTGGTAGTGCGCTTTTGCCTGCGGTGAATGACGTGCTTAAAAGCCTGACCGATGGTTTAACGATGGTGATGGGATGGACTCAGGAATTCCCGCACCTGACAAAGTGGATTGGGCTGGCAACGCTGGGAGTATTGCTGTTGGGCGGTGTTGTTGGGGCTATGTCTATCATCGTTGGTGTAGCACGGGCTGCATGGGCTGGGTTGTTGGCGGTTAAAATGGCAGGCCCGGCGATATGGATGGCCCTGACTTTTGCGGGTGGGAAATTAATATCGGCGTTATCGTTTATGCGGATCAAGCTGTTACAGCTGATATTCACGTTTGTGATGGGGTCTGCGCCTTTATGGGCCACAGTGCTGTTAATCGGATTAATCGTCGCAGCCGTAGTAGCCGGTATTTATTACATGGGTAAGTGGCTGGGGTGGTGGGATAAGATCGCTAATTGGCTGACAACAAACACCGACTGGGGCGAACCACTATTAGCCTTTTTTGATAGCTTATTTTCGGCTGTCGGTAATCTGTTCAGCAGCTTTGATAACCTTGCAGATTTTAAGTTTGACTGGTCAGGACTGGATACGCGGATATTCGATATTGTCGGCGATAAAATCAATGGACTGATTGATAAGCTGAAGAACTTGTTCAGCTTTGACTTTGCCAATTGGTCAGCTGATTTCAGTTGGTCAGATTTAAATCCATTCTCTTCGTCATCAGATATTCCGGAAGTGGACGCTAACAGTACGGTTTCTTATGTGCCCAGTGCGCGGGAGTCGGTCGTTGGCATGATGAAAGGCAGTGGCGGAAACCATTGGGGCGGCGTTGTCATTAACGCTGAAAACGGAATGTCACCAGCTGATCTTGAACACTGGTCAATGATGCAGGGCGGATAATGGCTAAGTACATCGACCTGAAAATAGACAATGACGACATAAGCACAGATGCGGCCGGTCAGCCATTGCTTGTGACTGACCGTGACGTGATTGCCCAGGATGTTAATCACGCAATCCGTGAAAGCGGGTTCTTAACTGATATCATCGGTGAAAGGAATGCCCAGAAACGGGCGCTTATTCGTAAGAAAATGCGCATGGTGATCGAAGGTGATAACCGGATTATTCCGGGTAGCAGTATCGTAAAAGAAGCCATGACGAATACAAAAACCATCAGCCTGACAATATCTGCCGAAACAGAGTTCGGGCCTGTTACTGTGGGGGTTTATTGATGGGGGATATTAACCGGACAATGCTGAACGATACTCAGCAATTTTTTTATGACCGGGCAAAAGAAGCCGGTATTCCTCTGACGCAGAACGAGATTGAAACCGAGTTTCAGAAAAGCGCTGATACAGAGACTCTGACGTTTAATAACAACAGCGCCTTTTCACCATTCTGGCGATTTCTGCGTTCAGTTGCTGTGTATCCATTCCAGCAGCTGATTGCGTTTGTTATCACGAGCGTGATGCCGAATCTGTTTCTTAAAACAGCGGAAAAGCAGTATTTGAATCTTATTGGCTGGAGCAGAGACGTAGAGCGTAAAGGTAAAACCGCTTTGGTCGGTGTTATTACTTTTTACAGAATTAATACCGGAACAAGCCTGCCGGTAGCGGCCGGTACCGTCATCAAAACACCGGCCATAGGTGGCAAGGTTTATCGGGTAGTCACAACGGAGGAAGGTGCTTTCGGTACGGATGACGTAAGTATTGTTATACCGGTTAAAGCCGAAAAAGAAGGAGCAGAATACAATCTGGCAGCCGGATATTTTACGTCACTGGAAACCCCTATTACCGGTATCACCGGGGTTACCAACGCAGAAGGCTGGATCATAACACCAGGCGCAGATGATGAAGGTGATGAAGATTATCGCCAGCGGATTCGCGCACGCTTTTCGGCATCTTCAGACTGGCATGTAACTGCCGTTTACAAGTCGATTATTGCAGAGCAGATCGGGATTGAATTCAGCCGCATTCATATTGGTTATAGCGACGCGCCACGGGGGCCGGGCAGCGCGGACGCTTATGTTCTGTTCGATGATGGCGTAGCAACCGGCCCATATCTGGATACGGTTAACGACTATATCGGCGGTCAGGGGTTTCACGGTCTTGGGGATGATTTGCAGGTTCAGGCTTTTCCGGAAACACAACATGATCTCAGCGTAATACTGCATGCAAGAGTGGGCAGCAGTAGTGCGGATATGGATGCAGCACAGGCCGTGGCAGAGCAGATTATACGCTGTGCATTCCGCCAGAATTCAGCGTATGACGTTGAAAAAACATGGCACTACAGGCGCTTTTCTATGGCGAATCTGGCGGCAGAAATTATGGCGCTGGTGCCTGCTCTTTCGTCGGTTGAGTTTTCAGCGGGCGATATTGTAAGCGCAGCCACCATTCCCCGCCTGCAGTCACTGACGCTGACCATAGCGGAGGATGCTTACGGATGAACAAAGTGAATCTGCCGTTCTGGCTGAATGGTTCTGGTAATAAGGCGGATGCCAGGGGATTTTCCGCTTTTATCAGTGCCTGGTGGGCAAAGTGTGAAGCATGGCTTTCATGGCCGCTCAATATTTTAGCCGTTGAAAATGCGCCATTGTTCATGGTTGATCTTTTGGCGGATGAACGCGATGTTCAGCGCTTTACAGGAGAGCCAGAGGAACTTTACCGGCTGCGGGTTAAATATGCATACGCTAACGTCAAAGACGCGGGCACAGTGGCCGGCTTTAAGGCTATCTGGCAGCGTCTGGGGTTGGGGGACGTAGAAGTCTCTGAACGGGTAGATAGTTGGGATTGGGATATTGTGCTGCTTACCGTTGAAGCGCAGCAAATAGCTGACAATGCCGAACTGATGAACCTTCTTATTGAAAAGTATGGCCGCACGTGTCGGCGCTATTACTTAGGTACAAAGGCAGATATTCAAACGTTCGTAGCATCATGTGTATTCGATTTCGCAACAACAACAAGCAGTGCAGAAAGCACCTTTGATGGCGTTGTTCAGATACTGGTTTATTTGAAAGACGGCGATACAAAATTTATAGACGGTGGGTTCTATATGACAGACAGCACCGGCAGCCTTTATACAGGAGCTTAATAATGGTTCAGCAGATTGATTTAAGTCAGGCTCAGTATCTGGATGAGTTGCCGGACGGCGCGGAAGTTGGAATGGCTTGCCGGACGGTAGGTGGTGAGTGGTTCTTTCTTAAAAGTAATGCCCTTGATAGGAAACTAAATGAAATTCTAACAATGGATGATGATGTACATTTTTTCTGGTCATCAGAAGATCCAGCAAGAATAAATAAGATTAATGAATATAATTTTTCTTCGAATAAGATTATTAAATATGCGTCAGTAGATGGCGTGAATGTTGTAGATGGCACAATTGGTTTCAATCCTAGTGGGCAGATTATAGCTAAGTCATATAATGACGAGTTCAGGATATCAATATTTACAATTGTCAATATCGGGGGGGCCATAAGCGATACCTTTTCAGCTTTTGGAACTGCCGGGGGTAATGAATTTTCATTTGCTATTCTAAATTCCGGCAAGGCTTATTCAAGCCTTAGAGCGCAAAATAACAGTACTGTATACACAGGACAGTTAACAATTGATTTAACTTCTGGTTGGCATTATTTCTATGTGGAGGTTACAGGGACTTTATCAGGTTCGGAGATGAGATTTTTTCAAAACGGTTTTCAGATTTCTTCTATAATATCAAGTAATTATGGAGTAAGAATTGGAAGTGGAATGCAAGAAATAAAAAATAAAGTCGGATCTGTTTGCTCAACATTATATGTAAGAATGACAAAGCACTTGTCTCCGGAAGAACAGTTGTTTTTGTTTAATAAGTTTAAATCAGAAAACGGAATCGCATAGGTATTGATATGTCAGCAACAGTAACGATGGCGGGCGAAGCATTTATAAGTGATGTGGCCTCTGGCAGTGTAAATCTGACCTCAGGCTTTGCTGATACGATATTGATCACGTATATCGATGATTTAGACGTAACTCAGACACCGGATGTTATACAGTCTGTGCCGGTGGATATTTTACACTCTGCACCTGTTGATAGATCGGGCTTGAACGGTGACAGCGTGGCGGTTTTCAATGCACTGCTGCGCAGTGATGTTGGCGATTTTTCATTTAACTGGCTGGGCTTATACAACAGTGAACATAATGTACTGATTGCTGTTGCATATGAACCAACACAACAAAAGTGGAAAACAGACGGTCAGCGCCTGGGTAATGTGCTGAATAAGGCCTTCGCACTTAAGATTGCTAATGCCGGAGCTGTTACCGGTATTACCGTAGACGTTGAGAGCTGGCAGGTTGATTACCATGCGTATGTTATGCAGGCGCTGCAAGCATCACAGGCTGCTGAACACAATTCAGAACAGGCATTAGAAGCGGCCACGACTGCTGAGCAGAATTCAGCGAGTGCCGTTCAGACGGCCAGCTCTGCTGCGCAAGAATCATCCGAAGCAAAGCAGTTAGCAACAGAGGCTTCTCAAAATGCCAATGAAGCGGTAAATGCTGCAAATACTGCCAGTAACGCAGCAACAGTAGCAAGTAACGCAGCGGTAACAGCAAGTGACGCTGCATCCAGTTCTGCCAATAATGCGCAAACCGCTGTAACAGCAGCCAATAATGCAGCGGCAAGTGCTGCTGAATCTGCAACCAGTGCAGGCGCAGCAGCAACAGCAGCAAGTAATGCTGAAAATAGTGCCGCTGAAGCACTGAATGCTGCAAATTCGAAGATGAATTCTGATTTGTCGAATGTCTCAATTCAAAGCCATGATGTAAGGAGAATGTTGGGTATTTTTACGGCGAGAATAGGATCTGACAATGCAGTTTTAGAAACGGATTTTGAGGGTTTGACGGTTTCCGATGTTCCAGGCTGGCCAGTCGGTCAGTTCAGGGTTACACATAATAGCAACCAGCGTGTTAAGTTCGCGTCAGCGACAGTTAAAATTAGCAGTTATGATCAAGATATCATTGCTAATATGCTGGCTAATGAGCCAAATTATTTTGATATTGTCACTGCAAACACAGCTGGGGATGAGCAGGATTTTGAATTTTATCTGAATTTTATTTT